CCGCAACACGCCGGCGCCGACTTCCCCCACCCCCGGTCAGGGACGCCCGCCGCAAAAGTCAAGCCAACAGTTCCTGGACGAAAAGTACAAAGACAATCCATTCTACCACTCGAAAGGAGAATAATTTATGGCAATCAAATATGGTTCTTTGAACGTAGACGAAAGATACTCTGGGATTCTGGAGCCCAATCTTTATTACAATCCAGTATTGGTGCCGGGGGTAACCTGTACCGATAAGTATCAAATCGGCCCCGCCGGCCAGATTTATGTGCATAAGCTTACGACCTCCGCCGTAGAGGCCGGAACCCCGGGCAGGGATTTTACTGATACGGCAGTGTCTGACACACTGATCCCAATTCAGCTAAATAACAATTTTCAGCGGTCCTATAAGATCTATGGCGTCCAGGCCGCGGCAGTTGAGTTCGGCGTTGCAGAAGAAGCCCTTTCCACGGCCACCCAGGAGATCCGCGAGGGCTGGATGCAGTGCGGCATC